GAAAAGTACAATAAGTATTTTATCTACCACTACCTTCCAATGTACATGCTTGAAATTATCAAAAGCGAGTACAGAAGTTTAAAAGCTATTAAACTTGAAAAAGAATTGAAGGTTAATGTATTAAAAGTATTTACATATGCTATAACAAATATCTCTATTACGGAGCAAGGAGACACATATAGTATTTATGTAAATAAATACTTAAAGTACAAAAAATATAACCTAAATCAATTAATTAATTTTATTACATATGGTAATAGAGAAATAAAAGGTTATAACTTATTATACATTTTGTTTAATTATATAGAGACAAACATAAATGTAATATACAAAGAATGAATTGATAGTAGTTATTAGAGGAAAGATAGAGATGGCTGTAAGATTTTACGATGATGCTTTAACAGAAAAAATTAAATCTTGGGTGAAGGATAAAAATATGAAAGTATTAAAACCTTCGGAAACATCAAGATTATTTCAACTACAGGCTGATGAAAGTTTAGACAAACCGCTAACTTTACCTTTAATTGCTATTTCAAGGGATAGTGAATTTACTATTTTAAATACTGCAAAGAAATCACTTACTTATGATGGTGGTCATATAGAGGCTAGCCATAAAAAATCAGAACTATTAAATGGTATACCAATTAGACTTAGTTACCAACTTGATATTTATTGTAAGTATTTTAATGAAGCTGATGAATATGTAAGAAATTTTATATTTAATATAATTAACTATCCAACTGTACATATTACTATTCCTTATAATGATGCTAACATAGTTCATGATTCAACCTTGATTCTTGAATCTACTGTTGCTGATTTATCTGATATTCCTGAAAGATTGATAAGTGGTCAATTTACAAGGATGACTATTCGAATGGTAATAGATGATGCTTATCTATTTAGTGTTCCATTCATGAAGAATTGGAATATTGAATATTCAGGAAATATACAAATAGATGAAGATTTTATAGAAGAAAAAGGAGAAAATTAAAGTTATGCCAGTTATTCGCATAAAAGAAGTTGAAGAACAATCTTTTGCGCAATTTGATGTAACTGAAAACACTGTATTAGTTCCAATTCTTTATGTTAGAGATATCATAAGGGATAGTGAAGGAAATGTTGATTATGCAGGTGATGTTCCATCAAGTAAATTATATACAAACGCAAGAACTTTAAGTAACGACATGGCAACACATATTGTGTATGTTGATGAGGTGTATGATCGTTCGTATGTAATGGCGTATGAATTACTTTTACGTGGACTAAATGTTGTTGTTAAGTTTATTGGATATGATAACATATCTCTAGGAGATCACATCTCTGAAAATAGAGCGTATGAGATTTTAGAAAATGCATTAAAAGATGGCGCATTTGATGAGTTTGAAAGTAGAAACATCTTTAATTTAAAGTTTATAACTACAGGTGGTTATGCAAACTGCTTAAAAGAGTACTTTATCATTAATGATAATGATGAACCTGAGCCTATGACTACTGTTAGTTATGAGATAATTAGAAAAATAGCAAGTTCACGTGGTGATGCTATCGCATTAGTTGAATATCAAGATTTCTTTGAAAATGAAGAAGAATTATTTGAAAAAATTAATGGCACATCAACAAATGAAATAGATGATTATTTTGCTGCTGCGTTCTTCCCTTGGATTGACTGTTCTTCTACAGCTTCAGGACAAACATCTACTGTATTAATGCCTGCGAGCTTTGGTTACTTAATGGCTTATGCATCAAGTGTTAGAAATAATGCAAACTGGTTTGCAGCCGCTGGTGTAAATAGAGGAATGATTCCTAATCTAATTAAACCTAAGTTCGAAGTTAATGAAGCATTAATGCATGCACTTCAAGGTGATGAAGAAACAAATGCTAACTTATCAATTACTATTAACCCTATCTATAACACAGGTGCATATGAGTATAGAATTTGGGGAAATAGGGTTTTAGCTAAGAGTAGTAATTCTTATAATGATAGATATATTAATTTCTTAAATGTAAGAATATTAATGTGTGATATTAAGAAACAAATTTACCACTCAGCAATGAGAGTAACATTTGAACCTAATGATGATATAGTATGGATTAATTTTAAAACATTAACTAATTCATTACTAGAACAAATGAAGAGTGGAAGAGGTTTAGAATGGTACAAGTGGAGAAAAGAACATGTTACACAAAAAGCCCTAATTAAAGCAACATTAACTATTCAACCTATTGAAGCTGTTGAATCATTTGATTTCACAATTGTACTGACAGATGAAGAAGCTACAATTGAAGAGTCTGTATAGGAAAGGAGGACTACTAAATGCAAACAAATCATGGAACTTTCCATCTTGCTGATAACCCAAAAATGTATCAGCCTGTAAGAACAAATAATTTTAGATTTATTGTTCATGATTTAGATAGATTATTAAGATTGGGTGGTGATCCTAATAATGATGATGATTATATAACTAACGCTCAAGAAATAATCGATTTCTCTGTAGTTAGTTTTGTTGAACCAGACTTCTCTCAAGATCCTATAACAATTAATAGAGGCAATAGTACAATTTATTTTGCTGGAAAAGCAAGTTATAGTACTGGCGATTTAGTTATTAACGATTTCACTGGTGCTGATGGTAAGTCTGTTTTAAGAGCTTGGCAAGCATTATCATATAACCCAATTGATGATACTATTCAATCATCAGAGAATTATAAAGTTGATGCAACTGTACTTGAATATACACCTGATAATAAGTTATTAAATTATTGGGAACTTAAAGGTTGTTGGGTATCATCAATATCAACAACTGGATATGATAATAATAACCCAGGTGCAAAAACAGTTACAGCTAGAATTGTATTTGACAGAGCAATTCCACATAAAGCTGATTAGTG